ATTTCTTAAATCGTTAAGCATTTTAAAATCGGGACTATTCCATTCAACATCGGTTAAAGACTTACCAAAGCCATTATAAACACCATTAGTTAGCTTTTCGGCTACTCGTAAATAGGTTGCAACGTCTAAAGATTGTGGAGTAATTAAACCACTATAAACACCGATAACAATACGTTCAATTTCTTCGTCTGAAAATATGTTAATTGGTGCAGCATTTTGTATGTCGCAAAATGAACACATTATTTATAGAGATTATCTAATCTATTTTTAATATTTACCACATCGGTAGGATCATTAACTACAACAACCTCACTACCATATTTTTCATCTAAATACTCTGGAGTAAAAGTAAATTTACCAGTTTTGATTAACTCAATATCTATTTTAGACTGTTCAATTAGACTTAAATCATCTTCTGCTTTAACTGTTATTTTAACACCTTCAGGGAATATACCTAAACGTGTCATCATTGGAACTAATTGATAGTTTAAAACACCTTCAATAAAAAATTCATCGTTATAAGCTACATTCTTTAAAACACGTTCTTGTACTTCTGCACTACCTACATAGGCTTTTTCATCTAATGTTCCTGTTTGCCCTAAAATAAGTTTTGATATTTCGCTATTACATCTTTGTATCATCATATCAAACACCTGAAAAGCATCTGAACGGTTACTTTCTACTAACTCAATTAAATCATCAGTATCAAACACCCCATAAGAAGCTACACCCATATTTCTAAGCATTGATTCCATATTAGCTCGTGTTTCTTCATCTCTAGTATTAGTTTTACCTATTCTAATAGGGCTACCAAATATTTCTACAAATTCACTCCATGCTCCTAATGCGTTTTTCTTCCAAATAACTAAAGGGGCTGCTTTCATGTACAGTCCTAAATCTCTATCCTTACCAACTCCAATACACCAATTATTATAAGGTGGATCTAAGTAAGGATAACCACTTAAATCTGCATAGGTATTAGTTACTATATGAAATTCGGGCTTAACGTATTCACGAGGTACTAATTCAACTGATTTAAAAGCATTATCTATAACGCTATCAAATTGAATTAATGAATGTCCGTAAAAAATAGCATCTAATGAATAATCTATAAAATCTCTAAACCATTTATGCTTAATAATTTTCTCTAAATCTTCGCTTTCTTCACCGTTTAATAAAACATCAAAATCTTTAGATAGTGTTAAGTTTTTACGTTGGTTTACTGCTGCTGTTAAATGAGCATCTAATTCAATATTTTTGTAAACCTTATATAATTCCGAACGTTGCGGAGCCGTTAATGATTCAGCTCTAATAACTGCACTTTTATAAGTAGATATATCTGTAATACCTCTGTATAATTGTGTAGGAGTAGTAATACGTTTTCTAATATCTGCCGTTTTAGGCATATTAACAGAAACATTCTGTACTTTATTAAAATCTATGTTATATCCAAATAATTTCATTACCAAAGTTGATTTGATGTTTTAATTGTACCACCGTTTGAGTTACCCCATCTAATTGAAACACCTTGTTGTGGTAAAATACTAGGTAAATCTGCTGTTAAATCTCCACTTGCACAACGTTTAAGCCATGCAATAGCCCCACCGTTTTGTGTAGCATTATTTCCATCATAACGTTCCTTTCTTAAATCTGGAACATTACGGGGGTTAATTCTGCTATGTAAATGGTATAAAGTAATATCTAAAAGATACATTACTATTTGTTGGTTTCTATTATCTCCTTCTGTCCATTTAGTAGTATCATCTGGGTAAGCAGCTGTTAAAGTATAAGCACTACCAACGCTCCAAAATTGTGTTTCAGTTGGTAAAATACCTTTACAGTTTAATAAACAAGTGTATTCAATATTATCAAAATAAACCTTATCTCCAGCAACATAAGAAGTAGAGTTATTATACTCATCTTCTGGTAATGTAACATAAAATAGTGATTTATCAACAGCCTTTAAAGTCCATTCAGAAGCATTAAAAGCGTGTGCTGTTGATCCTGCAATAGATTTGTAAATATTACCATTATAAACTACATATTGTCCAGTAGTGTAAACAGTAGTAGCACTAAAAGCACTTGCAGTCCATTCAACTAATTGTTTGCCGTTATAAGTAGCAGTAACATCAAAAACTTTAGTATCTGTAAAAATAGAATTAATTAAATAGCGTTGTGCTAAATAACTAATCATTTCGCTTTGTGCGGATTGCTCAACATCTAGTTTAGTTTGTTGGTTAGATTCGATTATTTGACTTAAGTTATCCGATTGAATAACACGCAAATAATCATTATCTCTTAAAAGTCTAGCCATTGTACAAAAATATAAACAAAATACGCTTAATTAATACTATTGTTACTAATATTTTCTAAATCTAATTTAACCTTATTCTCTTTAATCTTATGAACCTCAGCATTAAGCATAGCTAATTCTAATTTGTGCATATCCTGAACGTAGGTTATAAAGTTGTATTTCAACTCTTTAATACGTGTTTTCTTAGTTATTATGAACGTATCGGAATGGATAAGGCTGTTTGTGCTAACATCTTCAATAAAGAATGTTATTGTATTATGCCCATCAATTAGTTCTTTGTGTGATTTTACTTTCATTATAATCTATGTTTTACGTTTATTGGTGCTACTCCTATTTTTCTTGCGTATTGAGTAATATCTCCTTTTTGATACATTTGGTATTCGTTCTTAAATGCTTCACAAAGTAAATAATCTGTTAAGTCGCTAATATGCCCAAATGGTTGGTATGATACACCACTTTTAGCATCTTTAACTTTTGTTTTATCCTTAGTTCCATCTGCTGCTTCTTTAGTATTAGTAAAGTCTTGTATTGCTTCTTTTAACTCTGGATTAATTATAAACTCAATATCGCCAAAATTACTAAAAAGAATTGTATTAAAAAAATTACCTCTCATAACTATTGAAGGATTAGATTTACTAACTCTCATAATAGGTCTATAATTAGTCAATTCATTTTGTATTAGTTTAAAAAAATTATGTCCTTTCTCCTGCTTAACATCTTCTTTTTGACTTGTTGCATCTCCATAAATAAACAAGCCGCTTTCATGGTGTGGGTATTTGCGTTTAAACTCATTACAAACATCCTTTATTGTATTTCTAGGATTAACACCTAAAATAGTATCAATTAACCTTATTTGCTTATTGGATATTTGGAATATACCACATGGTAAATATGGATTAACGTTTTCATCCCAGCTAATGTGTAAAGGTAATGTAGGTTCATAATGACATAGCTTAACGTGTTTATCTAAACTAAAGTATTTATAGAACTCTGCTCCTGTTCGTTCCTGCAAATCCCAGTTACCCTCAACAAACACTTCATATTCATATCTAGGCATTGATTTAAGAGATTCTAAATAATCTAATGGTATAAATGGATTATCTGTAATCTTAGAAGGAATATAAAGCCAGTTAGGTGGTAAGGTACTATTTTTCCACTTATTATAAATTAACTCTTTAACCCAATTGTTAGCAGGATTACAAGTTGCTAAAATTATTGGTTTAGGTTGCTTTTCAATTATTTGTGATCCTGCACGTTCAATACACTTATAAAAAGTCTTTTGCTGTAATTCGTTTACCTCTTCTAAAAGAAAACCATTTACTTCTAATCCTTTAAATCGATTTAACTCTTTATCATCTGCATAATTTTCTCCTAAGAATATAATTTGGCTATCATTCTGTAAAGTTACGGTTTGGGTGTCTTGATTGTATTTTTTAACAAATGAAGTAGGGCAAATTTTAGTAAATGATGGTATTGTATTAAGTTTAAGAGTTTGAAGTGTAGAACGAACCACGCACCATTTACTTTTAGGGTACATCTTACAAAGTAATAATAAAGCTCCTAATCCTGCAAAAGTTTTGCCACCACGAATAGCACCGCCATACATAATGAAGTTATACTTATTACTAAATATAGCTTCTAAAAATTCATCCTGTTTAGGGAACGATTCAAATAAGATTTGTTTTGACATTAAAGTTTAATTTCAACACCGCCAATTTTAAAAACCTGTTCAAGTGTTTCATTTTCAGTTACTAATCCTATTAATTGTTTAGGTTTACCAAATCTATATTCTAGCCATAATTTTATAGCTGCCACATCTCCACTTTCTACTTTTTCAGCTAATTTAACCCACACTTCAATAGATGCTTTAGTAGCATCCATGTTTTCTATCATTTTTAATTCATCTGATTTAGGCTTTCTACCTGCACCCTCTCTAGCACCGCCATTATTAGCTCTATTATCCATTTTGATAAAAATTGTTTAATCAATTACAAATATAACAAAAAATCTATAAATTCTAACAAAATTAAAAATTTAATTGGTAATAGTATAATTCTGGCTATTGTGTAGAGTATGTTTAGTATCATAGGTTAAAAGTTAATATCTCCGTTAAATTGTTTTATAATATTGTGTAGCACATTCGAAAGCTATTTCTAATAAACCAGCATTAGTAAAATTATTAGGAGTATTAATTTTAACCTCAATTTGTTTTTTATCATAAATATATCTTTCAACTACATCTATCATAAGTTTAGGACTGTTAGTATTTGAGTTTACTATATCCTTTGCATCTTGTATTGTTATCATATTAAAAAGGGTTTTCTATATTATTAATTTTTATATCATTCAAAAAGTCATTGTTTGGTTCTAGTGGCTTTGGTGTTTCAAATACATTACTTTGTTTCATCTTAACATCAAAAAATGGATTTTTATTTTGTAAATAATATCTATTTTGTAAGTAATCAAAATGAAATTCCTTTTGTCCTAACTGACCTACTAACCTCTGTTTCTTAATCTTATCAGCTCCAAATATAACACTAGGGTTTTTTGGGTCTGTACATCTATATGGTCTCCATACAAATATAACATTATCTGATTTATCTGCAAAAGTTCCACCGCCTTTAATTTTATAAGCGTTTGGTTGTGGGTAATTTTGTCCAGCAATATAAACTGGAGTTACTTGATGAGCAACTAAATGTATTGATACATCGTTAATAATAGCGAATCTTTTAATGTTTGCCATAAATTTAGAGATATACAAATCCTCTCTACTATTTCCAATATTATGATCGAACTGGTTATAAGGGTCTAAAATAATAGATTTAATACCTTGTTTTCTAACTAGATATAACATTTTTTCTTCTATTGATTTCCAAGTAAAATCCTTTTCAGGGTATACATAAAAGAATTTATTTTTAATTATATCAATAGCGTCATTATATTCAGCCTTATCCATAACGTGTTTGTCATAAGTATCTGTACTTTTACCAACAAACATATGAATTAAATCATCATAAAACTCATCCGCTGGGAAATCTTCAGGACTAAAAACACCTATTTTCCAATCATCAAAATATGCTTTAGCTAATAGTAATTGCTTTAAAAAAGTACTTTTACCCTCATTCATATAGCCAGTCCATAATGTAACTTCACCTAAACGGTGTGTAAAGTTTTCATTTAATTGATGCCAATGAGTAGTTTCACCTCTACGTTTACCCTCACTAAAAGTTTTAATCATTGAATCCTTTACATCATCTAAAGTAAATAAACCCTCTATTTTAACTTGTTTAGCTCTTTTAAAACACTCAATTAAAGTTTCTTTACTATCCTTTAATAAAACATCATTAGCGTCTTTACAGCCAATAGGAAACGATATTACTTTACATTTTTCAGCTCCTAATCTTCTAATTAATTCATTTTCTAATCTTAAACCGTTTGCATCCTTATCAACTGCTATGTAAATAGTTTCAGCTTGTTCAAAAACTTCATAACAGTTTGTAATACATTCTAGCTTTTTATCAATGTTTTTATCGTTTTCATTCGGTGCGCCTTGATTAACGGTAGTAACATTTGTATAACCAGCCATTTCAAAAGCCATGCAATCAAATTCACCCTCAGTTATAATAATTTCTTTAGATGTTTTAATGCGATCATAATTGTAAATAATTGCTTCTGCATTAGTACTTTGCCTAAAATCTTTAGTTTTAATATTTCGTTTCTTAAAATTAATTAATTCACCATTTCTAAGATATGGAAATATAACCCAGTCACCCTCTTGAGCTATTTTATTTTCAATAACTACATTTTGAGATATACCCCTATTTAAAAATATTTCTAATGCTTCAGAAGTTATTTTAGTAAAGTTAGTTTTAACTGGCTTTTGATAGTTTTTAGTTTCACCTTTAACTACACAACCATTCCAACCGCACTTATGGCAGTTGTATAAACCATTATCTAAATTAACAGATAAACAAGTATCTTGATAATTCTCTTTACCTAACTTTACACAATTTGGACATTTACACTTTTGTTGTATTCCGTTATTGTTTTTTGGTTCGATGCCAATGGCATAAAATAATTGAATGCTAACCATTTTTTTTAGGGTATTTTAAATTGTAAGTTCTGCAATGTTGCTTAATGGCAACTTCTGACATCCCACCTTGTTCAATTTGATAAGGTGCGCCATAAAGTCTTTCATTATTTTTTATAATATATTCTAGCTGGTAATCTTCATCGAAAAAAGTTTTAAATTTATTTTCTTCTTTACTATCATTTACTTTACTATTCTTTACTATAGTATACTCTACTATACTATGCGTATTAATGTCTTGTTTTTGTGGGTTTGCGTATGCAATTTGACTTAATATGTATGCACTTTGAATGCTTAAACTGTTTAAATGTATACATAATGTATGCATATTGATACATTCGTTTTTTCTTCTTGAGTAGGCATCTTTAATATTTTCAATAAACTTTTCACTAAAAACTATTCTATTTTGTTCCCAAAGTTCTTTATTAAATTCTCCAATATTACATAAATCTGTGATAATCTCTATCAATTTTTCTTCATTAATTTTACATTTAGAACTTAAAAACATTAACTGAGTATAATTAGATAGGTTTAAATAATGATAATTAGTTACTGCTAATTGTCTTAAAATTTTAATCCAAGTTGCATATCCATCATTGCCATATTTATTTTCAATATAATACATTGCTTGTCCCTCTTTACATAAAAAGGGAAAATAGTCTACTGTGTTTTGTTGATGTCTTGCCATAATTATTTTATTAAATCAGTTAATTCGTTAATTAATCTTATAACCTCATCTTTTGTTAAAACAATAGCTGGACTGTTAAAATCGCTTGTATCAGCTCCAAACATATTTATACTAAAATTAATTCCTTCTTGATGTTTTTGTATCATTAAATAATCTAAAGCATCTACTGTACAATGGTAATTTTTCATAAGTTTTATTAATGCAAAAACCCCTAAAGTTCGGGGTCGAAGTCCCTTACAATAGAGGTTTTTAAGTAATGTGATTTAATGCTGCTTCGACTCAGCGTTCACAAATATACAAAACTATATTATAATTTCAAAACTTTTACTAAACTTTTTTTCAATAAAAGACTTAGAATAAAAGTAAAAAACATAGTAATAATTTGATAGAAAATTATAACATAAGGTGGGGCTATAATCTTTTAACGCTTTGTGTTTTTTATATTCCTTTACTGCTTTGTGTAAATTTTTCATTTAAGTTTTTACGTATTTCTAAATTAATATTATGATAAATATCAGTAATGCTATTAACATATTCTTCATTTAACTTATTCTGTTTTTCTAATTCAGCTACTATTTTAAATCCTTGTTGCTGCCAAATGTTAAAGTCTTGTTTTAACTTTTGTTTGTATTCCCCAGTTAGGAGGGTTGACTGTTCAACCACTCCTTTAATTAGGGCTATAAATACTTGTGTTTCTGTTTGGATCATAATTATTTTACATTTAATCCACACATTTCTAAACAAGTGCCACACTTGCCTAAATATGCTTTTTTGTTAAACTTACTTACTAATGCTTTTGATTTCATAAATCCCATTTTTTTAACATTTATTATTTTATTTATAACAAATTCATTTTTACTAGATGGTCTAAATACTGTATCAATAGTTAAATCATTTTTAAATAACTTTCTTTGTATTTCTGCCATTTTTTTACCTATTAAATTATCTTCGTTAAAATCACAGCTAACTATTCTTAAAACTGATTTACAATAAGGTTTTAAACGTTCATATTCAGTTAATGATTTATTTATTAAACTCTCATTATCTAAGGCAGAAACCGAAGTATTAACACAAATATTATATTTTGATAATTCAATTAACTGTTCATCTGTTAAAGTATTCCAATGCCTTGTTATTATAACTATTTGTTTTTTAGATGAAATATCAAATAAAGATAATTGGCTATTTTCTTTTATCTGTTTAATAATATTTATTGTATGCTGCCAGTTTTCAGATGGGTCGCCTGAGCAGCCAATTCTAATAAATGGCATATCTATTTTTTCAATCTGTTTAACTATTAAATTTCGGTGTGTTTCATTTTCAAAGTAACGTTCAATAGATTTACTAAAATCAATTCCATATCTTTTAGCTGTTTTATAAGCGTAACAATCATTATAGCATCCATTAGGATTTTCTAATAAACCACTTTTACAACCTTTGATAGTGTCTAAGTCCCATATACCCCTCTCATTTTTAGAGAGGGATATTATGTTTTTATATTGTTTCATTATAAACGACCTACATTTGGGTAAAGTTCCTTAATCTTAGATGTATCACCTTTATAGAATACATAAATACGCTGTTCACACTTAGGATATTTACGACTGTTTAATGTTTTCTTTGCGGTTGCTCGTCTTGTAAATTCACTTTCTAAATATATAATTTTATTATAAATGTGTAAACCTTGTTCTTTAAAAAACAACTCATGTTCAGCATCACTACCATAATAACCACCATCTTTATTACGACTATCACCAGTCATTACAACAAAGAAAGTATTATCATTCATAACAGAAATAGCACGTTTATAACCTTCAAAAAGCATATCTCTAAACTGCTCATAAGTAGCTAAAGAGTTTAATTCACCTTCTGGACTTTTACCATCATAATCAATATATTTTTCTACTTTGTAATATGGTGGGCAGCTAAATACTAAATCATAATTTTGTTTAGGTGTAAATTTTGATGTATCAGATTTTAACCATTTAACATTCGGGAAGTCTTGACAAAGTGCATTATTAGCATCACATTGATTTTGTCTAATTTCACTAGATAAATATTCATAACCACAACCACCAGCAACAAAACCCATCTGAACACCACCACCAAAAGGATTATAAACACGAACTCCATTTTTAGGCATAAACATTCTAACTATAATTTCACAAGCAGTAGGATCTAAAACAGATGCGTTACCGTTTAAATCTTTTGAACTATCTGTTATAATTTCATCATCAACAACTTTTTGTTTAGATAAAACAATATTAGACATACCAGCTTTACCTTGCCAACAACCCTCACGACTTGCAAATTTTGGATTAGGGATGTTATATTTTTTACCAGCCTCTTCTAATTGTTCATTCCATGCTCTTTTAACTTTTAACCATTCACCACTTGTTGAGTTCCATAAGTTAGTCATAGCCATATGGCAAAGTCTTTTAACTCTAACTTGCTCCTCTTTACCATAATAGATATAAGTAAAATCACTTTTAGATAAATTAATTTTAAATCCTAATGCTAAAAAAACTTTTGGATTTTCTAAATCATGCTTATTTGAAACAGTCATAACCATATGATAGCCATATGTATTTTGGTCTATAATTTTTTGCACCATCATACTATAAATAGCTTTATCTTTTTTGTCTTGATACATTGCAGATTGTAATAAGCAAAACTCACCTACAATGTGGTTTACTTCATAAGTAAAAAAACCAGCAAACTCATCGTTAATTTTTAAAATAATAGCAGAATGTTTTTGCATATTTTTACGGGCTGCACGATAAGCTATCTTATCAATTAATGCAAGTTCAGCTACTTGTGTTTCATAACCAGAACCAATAACACTATCCACTTGGATAAGTTCAATTTTGTCTTCAAATAATTTTTTTTGATTTTTCATATAATTAAAAAAGCCCGAATAAATCCACAAAGGTCTCACGTTTGTTTCATTATACGAGCTGTTTAAATTCGTTTGTTACCGTTATTATTGAGACCGTAACTTGTGCAAATGTAAATACTATTTTTATAACTGCAAAATTTATTTTACTTTATTTCAAAAATGATATGTTCATAACCTTTAGAAACCTTTATTTTACGTACGTTTAACTCGTTAATAAGTTTATCATTAAAATTATATTTCTTTTGTAAACAGTCAATCATCGGTTTTAAACAGTTATCTATATCACTTGCATTATTACTAAATCCAAACTCAACAAACAAACTTAACGGTTTATCATTAAGTATTACTAAGTCATTAGGTAATATCATTAACATATCTGATTCATAACGTTTGTACTTATCCGTTTTAAATCTTCTACCTTGCCACGCTTCGTTAACTGATAACGGTTTAATATTTATTTTTATCATATCACAAAGTTAACCAATTTTTTATATATTTGTAAAAACTATTAACATGGCTGAAATAAGAAGGTTATTTTTTGATATTGAAACGTCACCATGCTTAGGCTGGTTTTGGCGTCCTAATTACCAAACATCACTAAACTATGGTAATGTTTTAGAAGATGCTAAGATAATTTGTATCTGCTATAAATGGTCTAATCAAGATAAAATATATCATTTAAACTGGGATTCCAAACAATCAGATGAAGCTATGTTAAAAAAGTTTGTATCAATCATGCATAAAGCAGATGAAATTGTAGGGCATAATTCTGATAAGTTTGATACTAAATGGATTCGTACTCGTGCTATGTATTATGATATTGATATGATACCAGATTTTAAGTCAATAGACACACTTAAACAAGCTCGTGGACTGTTTAATTTACCAAGTAATAGATTAGATAGTATTGGTAAATATTATAACTTAGGACAAAAGCTAGAAAATGAAACTGATTTATGGGCTAAAGTTTGGCGCAAAAATGATAGAAAGGCATTAGGTAGAATGGTTAAATACTGTAAACAAGATGTTATTTTATTGGAGCAATGGTTTAATAAGATTAACAAGTATATCAAACCAACAAGCCATGTAACTGGAATAAAGGGCGATTGTCCAGAGTGCGGATCAGATGATGTTAAATTTTGCGGTTATAATTATTTAGCTTCTGGAACTAAAAAGCAAAGAATGAAGTGTAATAATTGTGATAAAAAGTTTCAATATACACCACCTAAAAAAAAGTAACATGAACCTATTTGAATTTAAAATATACGACACCCACGAAGTACAGTCTTTTGATACTGATAATGCGCTAAGTATAAAAGTATTCTCATACTGGCATAAATTCAATTTAACGCTATCAATAGATGATTTATGGATTACATCGTACAGAGAATATACGCTATTTGATACAGACCATAACCCAACTGAATGTACAAAGGTTTATTTAAGTGATGGTAGTTTAGTTTATGCCGTTCTTAAATACGACACATTTGATAAGAATTACAGGGCTTTTTTAGATAGTATTAAAGCAACCCCTTTAGATACTCCTTAACGTTATTCCATTGGATTACTTGCTCCAACTGCTCAAACTCGTTAGTCTTACCACGAATAGAGTTATCACGTCTTAATGTATCTAAATTGGTCTTACAAACGTAAATAGCTATTTTAATATGTTCTTTATCATTAGTACAATAAGCGCATAAGTCCTTAGATATATCTTTTAATAGATTGTTAGCGTGTAGTATGTGTTTTTCCATGTTGTAAATATACGACATTAAGCAATAAAAAATATAGTAAAGTTGGTTAAAATAAACAATTACCCTAATTTTGTGTATAATAATGAACAATTTTACCCTCATGTTCAAATAATTTAATTTACTGTACATGATAATTAAGGTTATAACCTTATATTTCAGAGGTATAATATTAAAATTCATCGACAAAAAACTGTTATTCGTCTAAAAGATTAAAATAATTGAAAATATATTTTGCAGATAAGAAAATAGTGTATACATTTGTACACAGATAACAATAACTTTAAAAACTAAAAACATGAAAAATTCAATTAAATTATCAGATTTTAACTTTCAATTTACTGGACATGGTCATTATAAAGTGACTTACAAAAAATGGTCAAAAACAACTAGCGACATGCAGTTAATTGATGCAACAAAAAATAGTGATAGCCCAAAGATTAAAGATTTAAACGAATTAAAAAGAATGTGTAAAAACTAAAAACATGAAAACAAAACAACCCAAAACAAAAGTTTACCCGATCCGTTTAGATACGGTATTATTAAACCAGGCACACGAAGTAATTGAGCCATCAGAATTAAGACTGAGAATTAAAAAGAAAATTAATAACTACTTAAAAACTTTAAACAAATGATACCTTTAATACTACTAATAGCCTGTATATTAATTGTACGCTATATGGTAAAAGAATCTAAGCCAGTTGAAACTATACAAGAAGTTGAACTATCAGAAGAACAAATGTTTATTATTGAAGAACAGATGAAACGTGATATGCTGTTTTGTGCTAATTGGTGGAAAATACAAGGACGTTTTAACACTGCTCAATACGTTAAATACTTGGAGTATAAAGCTAGTAAGGGATAACGGTTTGCGGCTTTGTGCAGGTGGGGCATTAAAGCACGAAAGTTTCAACCCACCACTAAACTTAATTAAAAGAACAAATGATGAATTTAGCAGATAACCCCCACTTGCACAAAACCGATGTTACTGGCAGTGCCTGTCGTAATGTTGATTTATTTGGCAATGATATAATAGATAAAAAAAACCTTTCAGATTGGTTTATAGTTCCACCTTTTTCCGTCCTTAATGTTAGTTCAGATGTATGGCAGGTAAGGAAAAAGATATGGATGAACAGGATTAAAGATACTGCACAAGCAAGAAGTAATGTGTTACGGAATTACACTCAGGTTGGCGTTGACTTTATGAATATAAAAGGCGACACTACAAGCATACTCGACCCTGTACTATGTGAGATCTTATTGCATTGGTTTTCAGAAGAAGGGCATAATACGTTTGACCCCTTTGCTGGTGATACTGTTTTTGGGTTTTGTTCTGCGTATAAAGGAAGACCTTTTAAAGGCATTGAATTGAGAGAGGAACAAGTATTGCAAAACCAAACAATAATAGATGCTAATGGATTAGATGCTGAATACATACTTGACGATGCTTTGAATATAAAAAAGCACATTAAAAAAGAAAGTATGGATTTTATGTTTTCCTGTCCACCTTATGCAGATTTAGAAGTTTATTCAGATAAAGAAAACGACTTATCTAATATGGATTATGATGTTTTTTTTGATGTGATTAAACAGGTTTATACAGATTGCTTTGATTGCTTAAAAAAAGAACGATTTGCAGTAATTACTATAGGTGAAGTAAGACATAAAGATACAGGTTGTTATATTGGGTTAGTACCCAATATTATACAGATAATGCGTGATGCAGGTTTTCATTATTACAACGAGATAATACTTAATACTCCCGTTGGCAACCTAATGATGAGAGCAGGTAGGTATATGAACCAAAACAGGAAGATTGGCAAAAACCATCAGAACGTATTGGTTTTTTATAAAGGCAACCCTAATAACATAAAAAAACATTTTAAAAAGATAAAAGATGAAAGCAGAAATATATAATATAAGTGGATGGATTAATACCACAGATGAAAAGGTGATTAAAGATTACTTTGATAAACTTTTGAGAAAAATAGGTTTTACAATTTTAAACTATCAAAGCCACCAATTTAAACCCATAGGATATACTGGGTTGTGGTTACTTTCAGAAAGTCACTTTGCGGTACATACTTTTCCTGAAGAGAATAAAAGCTATATTGAATTGTCAAGCTGCAATTTTGAATATTACGAAATGTTTAAATCTGAGTGCGGTGTCTTTTGGCATTGCTGGTAACGTTTTGATTATTTGCGTTCGGTGGGGATTTAAACCACTGAACTTCATTTAAAAAACAAAAATTTAATAATATGACAGAACTTGATTTGAAATACCAAAGCCCCAATGACGCAAATAATGTGTTAGCGGTTGTTTTAATTGAGCAGTTAGATAAATGGATAGAAGATTGTCAAGCACAAGCAGGCGTTTTCTTTGAAAGAGGTATGACTGTTTCTGAAACAAGTTCATTAGCTATGAAAGTCGCTTACATGAATGTTAAGACGTTGGTGGAAAATAACCGCTAACGTTTTGCAGCTAATAGACGGGCGGTGGAAACACAGTAGATGTCCGCCTGTTTATTAGGTGCTGTTATGTATCAGTTTTTTTTTTACTTTTTTGCGTTGGCTTTCAATTAGTTACAAAATTTAACAAAAATAATCTTGAAATTGTTTGCAGAATCAAAATATAGCCGTATATTTGTATCAGAAATTTAAACAACAACAAAATGGAAAACGTAATCGCAACTAAAGAATTAAAAGGTGGAGCTACTAAACAAGTAATCGCTTTAAGAGATGAATTTGTAATTAGAACAATTTTTACAAACGGAGCAGCACCGCAATACTTTAAAAAGTATTTCACAACTGAAAAAGCTGCCGTTAAAATGTTTAACCAATTAATAGCAATGTAATGACACCAAACGAAATAATACAGGCAATTAAGACCTCTCCAATTAAGGAGAGGCAAGCCGAAAGGAATATATGTGATTTTGCTTTAAATACTGCATATAGTATTCATCAATCTATTTTAAACGAAATGAATGATTTAAGAGCCGAAATAGATAAAACTACAAATGAACATTTATTAATAGCTTATGCACATAAATCAAAAGCATATAGTGGATGTTTTACTATTGTAAGCAAGGAAATTGAAAGATTAGAACATTATAAAGAAAAAGGAAACTATGGAGATTTATTATAATTGGGAATTTGCTTTTAATTTTATTCAAACAATACTATTAAGTTGGATTTTAATAGAGTTAAAAAATAAAAAGAAATGATAAAAGCAAAAGATGAATATTGTTTTGAATGCGAACAATATCACCCACGTTGGTTAAGTGGATGCCAAAATAAACCACAAATAATAGTAAAAAAAAAACATGGAGGTAAAAGAGAAAACGCTGGGCGTAAAAGCCAATACAGAGAAGAAACGCAAACAATTTCATTTCGTGTACCAAAATCACTAATTGAACCGATTACTAAATACGTCTCCCGTGCGCTGGCAAAAAGTAAAAAATAAATTGTACATAACGTTTTGCAGCTAAACGCTGATTTTGTTCTTCACAAAATTTGCGATTTAGGTGCTGTTAGGTATCAGTATTTTTAAACAGAAGGGGAGAAAATAGAAAATTAATTATCATGATAAATATAGACTTTAGTAAACTAACAGATGAACAGCTTGACAAAATTACAAGCGATTTCAAAAACTTAAATAAACAAATTAGAAACAATATGACTGTAAAAGATTTAAAGGAGTTTTTAAATAAACTTGAATTACAAGAAAATTACAACGATATGCTTGTAAAAGAGTTGGATGAATTAAAAGCCGAAAATGACAGGATGCAAGAACATTTAATGCACAATGAAGCCGAATTAATACCGTTAAGAAAGGAAAACAAAGATTTGCATTTTAAAAATGATTTACTTGAAAATATTTGTTTACAGCATCAAGAATTAACACAATGGATTGAGGAGCAAATCGACGAAGTTGAACCAAGAATTTTTAAAGTAGAAGATAATTTTATAGAAACTTTGTTTGATGAAATAATTAATATTAACCACAAGCCATACACACAGGCGGGGAGGGTTTAAAAATATTGTACCTAACGTTTTGCAGCTTTAAGAAGTGGCTGCCTAAAAATTACTTCATTTGACAAACAATGCTTATGGCAGACATTTTTTAAAGGTGCTGTTATAAGCTGTAAAATAAAATTTGAGCAATGGAATGGATTGAATTAAAAAAAGAAACACCTAAAATATATTCAGAGAATTATTTGGTATATAAAAATGGCGAAATTAAAATATCATTGTTTAGAGGTGATTGGAATATGTTTCAATGTGATATTAGTAGAAATGCAGACGAGCCATTTGTTACACATTGGATGGAGTTACCTAATAAACCAAGTGTGTAGGCAATTTTATTTTATTGCTTATAACGGTCGGCAGATAAGCGAAGGCACAAATAGCGTTGGCATTGTGCGGTGGATTTGGGCTTTTGCTTATGTGCTGTTAGTGGCTGGGCGGATTATTAACGATTAAATTTAATTATATGGAAGATAAAATTGAAAAAATATTACTCGATTTAAATATTGGGTATATAACAGTAAGAGTTGCGAAAACTAAAATATTAAAATTGATAGAAAATGAAAAACAGAAATCAAAACCATAGCGACAACTGGGCAACGCCTAAAGAACTTTACGACAAGCTAAATGCTGAATTTAATTTTGAATACGATCCTTGTCCGCTTTTTAGTCCTTTTGATGGACTTGTATTTGATTGGGAGAAAAGCAACTTTATTAACCCACCGTATTCGAGAAAATTAAAAGAAGCATTTGTTTTAAAAGCGATTGAAGAAAGTAAAAAAGGTAAATTGTGTGTGATGCTTTTACCCGTATCAACAAGCACAAAATTATTTCATCAACACATTTTACCAAACGCCAAAGAGATCCGCTTTTTAGAAAAGAGAGTAAAGTTTTTAGGCACAAATACAAAAGGTGAATATGTTACTGATAAAGCACCGATGCACGATAGTATGATTGTCGTTTTCGGAGCAGTATCGTAGCCTTGCCACTAACTACTCGCTAAGACTAATAAAAAGGCACACAAAACAATGCAAAAGACTAAGATTCATAAAGTTAGAATAACAGAGCAACAAGCCTATGCTTTTGAACAGTTAAAGAAATACGATGTAAATCTTAGTCAATTCATTAGACAAGCTATAAAAGAAAAATTACAACGAGATTGGAAACAAATTAAAGAATCTAAAAACAAATCTAAATGCCCATTTTAATATGAACTGGAACAACCAAAAACTAAACGAGATACAAGCAATAGAGAATGATCTAATTTATTCTGCTAATTGTGGCAGTAGTAGCAAATTATTTACTACATTTATACACTCTACTGTTGAGTATAATAACCCTAAAACAAATGATGAAACTGTGTTAAATTATAAACCTATTGATAAGTTTGTAATGCCTAAACCACGAGCTTATAAGCATCATTTTATTAGACCTAATTGTATGGAACAAATAACTAATGATATGGTTAAATTGATACAATCAGGACATAATATTAACGTAGCGTGTTTATTAGTTGGATATAATTATAACGTATTAAGACCACGTTTTACAAATGAACACAAAGCAAAGTTTAAAGAAGCAAGAAAAATAAAGTATAGTAATAATGAATGCTAAAAAATTACAAATCGAATCACTTATTTTAGTAGCTTTAGCAAAGCACTTTAATAGTCAAGGCACTTATTTAATTGGTGAGTTAAAACAGCAAACTAAAATGAATTTTAATGTAGCTATGAGTGCAACTAACAACTTTGTAAATGGTATAGAGAAAGGACTTTTACCAGATGAAAAGAAGTTTTTAGATGACTTAGTAGGAGTAATGGATGACGCGCTTTTTGAGATGCGTAAAGATTTAGATAAACAAAATATAAACCAATAAAATAAATAAACAATGGCTACAATAGCAACAATCTCAATCGACTTAAACAAATTAGACAAGTCAAAAATCATTAACGGTAAAAATGGATCACAGTATTACAATCTTAATATTAGTGTAAATGATACCACCGACCAATATGGTAACAACATCCAAGTAACAGAACCACAAACTAAAGAGCAAAGGGATGCTAAAACTCCTAAAACTTTTTATGGAAATGGTGCTGTTAGATGGACTGATGGTAAAATAGTAATAGCTGAAAAGAAAACTAATACTGAATTTTAACATAATTTAACATTTAGGTATTAAAACAATTAATACATTTGTATCGTGCCAGTTTGACTTGAGGGGGTTAAACATATACGGCAAAACTATTAAAACGGCTGCTCTCACTCCCTCGTGAAGCAGCCTTTTTTTATTATGAACATTCAACAAACTTACATCTCTGGAGTAGTAGATACTCTAATTGAAACCTACCAAATTGAAAACGGTAGAATTGAAAAAGACAAAGAACTTAATTACTACTTTAAACAATGTGGTAATTATATTGAACTTTGGTTTAATGCTAAGATTGAAATATCTAGCAAATGGAATAAAGACCATAATTACCACGAGAGTAGAATAACGCTATCTGAAGATGATACTTTAGAGGCTTTTATATCAGATGTATTAGAACACTTATCAGAAATTCATTCAAAATCAATTAACTATAACTAACATGGAAAAGACATTAAACAGTAAATTATTAGACTTTCAAAAGAGAGTAGGAATAGTAAAAAAAGATAGTAAAAACCCACATTTTAAAAATACATACGCTAGTTTAACGCAAATACTAAGTGAGGTTAAACCATTGTTAACAGAATGTGGATTAGTATTAGTTCAACCAATTAGTTTAGACGGTGTAGGTACTACTATAATTGATTGTGAAACTGGAGAAAAGATTGAAACTATTATCAGTTTACCAAGTAATTTAAACCCTCAACAATTAGGTAGTGCTATTACTTATTTTAGACGTTACACATTAGCTAGTTTATTAGCTTTAGAGATTGATGATGATGATGCTCAAAGTACTGTTAAACCAACCATGACTATTACTGAGGTTAAAATACCACTAACAGAACAAGTTGAAACGGCAAAAGCTAAAATTATTACTGCTACTACTTTAGAAGATTTAAAAGCTAAATGGAGTACTTTAAATAAGATTGAACAAGCGTTTCAAGAAGTAATTGAATTAAAGG